CAGCTAAACGCAACCCTCGACCTATGGACTGAAGTACTTTTATTTGAGATTTATATGGGCTTGCAAAGATAATATTATGCAATCTCTTGATGTTAATACCCATAGAGTATACTCCATATGATGCAACGATTATTGCATCGTTTTCTTTCTCTACTAATTCTCTTGTTTTTTCTCTATCTTCTGTTGGTGTAGCCCCATAGATCAAGTGTATAGGTCTATTTTCACATTTTTCTTTAATCATTAAACATAAAGGTACTAATTGTTTTTCTATATACTGAGCTAGTATAAGTGTATTACCTTCTAATGAAGCAGCCAATCTAGAAATGAATAAATTTCTTTGTCTATTCGTAGATAGATATTCCATTTCTTCTTGATATGTTCTTCTACTTCTGTGTTCCTTAGGATGATTTAATACTAAACACTTGATGCGTAAATTAGATAGATGTTTTTCTTTAACTAATTTTGAGGTGGTGGTAACTTCGTTATGTTTTGCAAATAATCCTTCAAGAACTAATTGATGAATTTCTGAGCCATCTAATGTACCTGTAGTACCAATACGGTATTTACAGTCTTGAAGTTTTGTCATTATACCAGTAAGAGATTTGGCTTTCGCTAAATGACATTCATCAACGAATACAGCTCCAAACTGTTTGAAATAACTTTTATCTAATTTGTAAATAGATTGCCAGGTAGATATTACTACCTTTTTAAGTGTGTTTTTTATATAACCTGAATATAATCTATGACACTGTTCTTCTGAATCCCATCCATAATCTGCAAAGTCTGAATACATTTGTTCAACAAGACTTGTAGTAGGAACTATAATGATTATTTTTTCATCTAACTTTTGAACGTAGTATCTTACCAGAACGTATATGATAAATGACTTACCGGAACCAGTAGGAGAAAGAATAAGACCTCTATCATGTTCAAGTATATTATGTATCGCATCTATTTGGTAATCTCTTGCTTTGAATTTCTTTCTTTGTAACGAACGGACAAACTTGGTGGTAATTGATTTATCCACATTTCTTTTAGAAAAATCCGAATCGTAGATGGCTTTATATCCTTGCTCTTTGAGAAACTCCTTGACATAAGGTAATAATCCAAAATAGATTTTACCAGTACCCGGACTGAATAATCTGATTTTGCCATCCCATAATCTATTTCTGACCGACGGCATAAACTTAGCATTAGGAACTTCAAAGGTAAAAAATTCCGAAAGTTCTTTTGCAACTGACGGCTCACATTTGATACGGAGATATACTTCATTAAACTTTGAAACTGAAATTTCCATTACTCACCATGAAGAAATTTTTTCCATTCTATAGTATTACGAATCGTCCAATTACGATTAGTAATCTCACGCAAAACCTTCTCAAGATAATTTACTGTAGTTTCTAAGTAAGCCTCCTTTTGTCCTAACTGTTGTAATTCTTTATCTGCATCTAAATAGATTCCTACATCTACTTTCAACACCTTCAAATCAAATGGGTGTTCTTGATACACTTCGGGTGCAGCTTTACCTGTATAGTATTCCCATTTCTGTCGGTGAAGGATTTTATAATCATCCTTTGCCTTTCTTAACTGTAGAGAATATTTGGTATAATGCTTGAGGTACTTATTATGTAACTGTGGGGTTCTTATACTTTCCAAATCCAATTCAGTATCATCTATTTTTAAATCACGATCTACGTCATTTTGTAATTCAATTAAATCCATTTTCTACTCCATAATATAAAGGTGAGAAGGTAATCAGAGGATAACCAACCCTTGCCGTACTTCCTAAATATACTTCCACATACAGACTTGAGAGTGTAAAAAGGATAAGCAAAGGTGACATTACATTGTACATAAGTGGTATCACTTTCTTGCTGACTATAATCTAATGAACTCAATGATACAGGAAATGCATCCCTCATAACCACAGTAGCCACAGGATTATTTTTAGAACTTAAAATAAACAAGGTTATATCACAATACAATGCTCTATCAGATGTACTACCTGTAGATGTTTGTGAATCTGCATTACCCGCTGGATAAAATTTAGTGTTCTGACCAGTAGGCAATACATAATCACTTGTTGTGGCCATAAATTGACTTTGATCTTGTGGAGGAGCCATGTTAATTAGCCAATTATGAAGCTCCATAAAATTCTTTAGCTTCTCATCTACAAGAAACGTCATACTAAATTGGTCGTAAGTAAGTTTTTCACCCACGATAGGATAATCTACCAATGGGGTAGGTACAACGCCCTGGCCCATAGTGATACCAGGGACGTTGCAACTAACCACAAACCATTCTATTAAAGGAAAAATAGGTATATAAACTGTAAACTGATTATTTTGTGCATAATCAAAAGTTGTAGGCTCTCTGGGGTTAGTATTAAACTCACTTACCCCAGCAGCGCCTGTCTTTTTCCTTACAGAACTAACTGATGTAGGTTCTACATCAGCATTAGGAATGTATACCATTATCCACCTTGTGGCCAATCACCACCAGTACCAGCATTTGCAAGTCTTTGATACTTGTGACACTCTATAACAATAGTACCTGTTGCAGCCGCACCAGTTACAAGTTTTATATCACCAGTAACACCAGTTGATTGAGGATTAAGCAAAGCAGGCTGTCCTGGCGAATAACCATAATTGCCATTACCTAGTAATGTTATTGCTCTATCATCACTGGTAGCATCCCAATAAAGTTGCAAACCAGCAGCTGGACTATCAGAAGTCCAAAAAATCTTTGCTATATTTACTATTGAACCTGCGGCCCAAAATTGCAAATCTGAAACATTGACTATTATAACACCACCATTCGTTTCTTGATGGAGGATAATTTCATTCAGAAATCTCCAATCAGTATCCATCATCTCTCGTTGTACTATCGCCATTTTAAATTCTCCTTCATAACGGTGGGAGTAGACCGCTTGTGTAATTACAATTACTCCTCTTTAATCTCTACTATTTATAATATATAGACCTAAAAAAAACGCCCCTGCGGTGGAGGGGCGTTCCAAAATTGTATCCTTTATAATTGTATTATGGCGGATACTTTTGTAATTACATCTTACGTCAGGTTATTTACCTGTGTTCGACGATAGTACACATTAGCGTTAGCATTACCCGGACCCGTCTGTTGAGCACTTGACTCTGCAAACGGATTAACGACTAAGCCATAACGTGTCTTAAAGCCAATCTTCGGCTGGAAGGAATTCTCACCGACCGCACGGACCATCTGCAACGGAACGTATGGGCAATAGAATAGACCAGCATCATAAGGTGAAGTACCCTTGTAACCAACCACAAAATACTGTGTTGTAGCAGCACCAGTAGAAATTGTCGTTGTTTGGGCCGCATATGGTAGTGCCATATTCGCATACGGATCAACGTATACTTTAAGGCGACCATTTAGGACACCGGCGAAAGTGTTGCCTGTCGAATCTACATTCAGGTTATCCTGAAGAGCAGATTGATAGTCAAGCAAACCAGCCATTGTCATAGCAGACGCAACATCAGCGGAACAAATCATAATGTTACCTTTACCACGGCGTGTGTCACGAGCGATTACGTTAGCATCTCTCTCCATCGCAAACATCAAGCCCTTGAATTTTTCAACAGACCAGCGACCGCCGGAATCTGTATCAAGATCAAAGACACCCCGGGTCGTTACATTCGCCTGGGCACCCTGTCGAGCATTGATGTAAATAGTACGAACTACTTCACGGTTAATTTCTGAAAGGATCTCAGCAGAAAGAATATTAGCGAGTTCGGTCTCAGCATCGAGTCCGTGAATCGCCTTCAAATCTTGTGCGAGTTCCATTGTGTATTCAGCTTTCAAAGCACGGGAACGAGCCGTTACCGTTGACTTCTCAATACTGAAAGCCATCTGTGCAAAAGCATCCGCACCAGAATCACCTAGAGCTTCAGCAGCTCCCGTTGTCATACCATGCTGCACACTATAATTAGTGGTCGTAATGGCATTAATGACATCTCTACCTGTCTGTGTAGCAGTACCCGTAGCTTTCTGCATTGCAAAAGCTGTGTTAGCTTCATTAAACAGGGCTTCTGACCCAGACTGTGAGGTATAACGAGCCTTCATTGCAAAGATAAGACCTGTAGGACCAGTCATTGGCTGGACGCCACATATATCATAAGCAATAAGAGAAGGCATCGCACGACGAACCAGCGAGATTAGGATAGGATCCCAATTCGCAATCGCCGAACCTGTTTTGTTTGTGGGGGCCGCCTCACCCAAGAACTCACGGTCCTCAAGCATGGCTTTCTCCTGATTTTCTAAAATTACAGTTGTAACAGCACGCCGATAAGGATCCTTAATCTCGGGAAGATCAGGATGCTCTAGGACTGGCTGCCATTTTTCCTGTAAGTGTTCAGTGTTATACATTGTTATCTCCCTTTTTT